GGATGTTTAACGAAGTGGTTGACGGTGCGTTTGACGAGATGCCTATAAGCATGTCATACCTACGGAGGCGGTATGGCTAGGACATTCGATGAGATGCTGGAGCTTATCGCTGACAACATTGACGAGGTAACCTTGTTGGAAGTGCTTGAGATAACGTCAGACGATATTGTTAACGCATTCGCTGAACGCATACGAGACAAGATGTATAAGTTTAACGGACTGGAGGAAGAAGTAGATGAGTACGAAATGTGATCGCAACACACCGTTTCCAAGATCAATAGACGATGCAACACCGCAGGAGTGGGACAACGCAACCAAGCGACAGGTAGGCGGTAACCACTACAGCCGTTATAACATTCAGCCTGTTGACTTTATCATTGCTAACAACCTTGACTGGTGCGAAGCAAACGTAGTAAAGTACATCACACGGTGGAAGAACAAGAACGGTGTCGAAGATCTACGCAAGGCTGAACACTACATACACCTGTTGATAGAGCGAGAGATAGATGAAAGTAATCGAAGGTAACTTTGGTGTATCAAAAGAGAAACCTATCAGCGCAGTGGAGATGTTCACTGCGTTGGCTGAAGGAGTATCTGGTCTTGAAGAAGACAACATCGAAGTCAAGGCAGCAGTCGTTGTCTACGTAGATGGTACGAGTCTGCAGGTACTCAGTAACGATACCTATCCAGACTCAGCATACATGCTGTTTAACATGGCAGCACAAACAATTATGTTAGAAACTTTAGGAGTGACAGAATAGATGGACGCATACCAACAATACATACACAAGTCACGTTACGCTAGGTACTTACCAAACGAACAGCGCCGTGAGACTTGGGAAGAAACAGTAAACCGTTACATAAACTACTGGGTAGATCGTGCAGGACTGAATGACTTCGAAGTGTCAGAGATATTCAAATCAATACATGACCTAGACGTTATGCCTTCGATGCGAGCACTGATGACAGCAGGTGAAGCACTCGACCGTGACAACGTAGCTGGATTCAACTGTAGCTACCTGCCTATAGATCATCCCAAAGCCTTTGACGAGATGATGTATGTCCTGATGTGCGGCACAGGCGTAGGATTCAGTGTCGAGCGGCAGTACATTTCTAAACTACCAGAGATTGCAGAGGAGTTCCATGACACAGACAGTTGCATACACGTTTCGGACTCAAAGATTGGATGGGCCAAGGCATACAGAGAACTTATCGCAATGCTCTATAGTGGTCAACTTCCGAAGTGGGACGTTAGTGGAGTTCGACCTGCTGGTTCCACGCTCAAAACATTTGGAGGCAGAGCGTCTGGGCCTGAACCTCTTGAGGATCTGTTCAGATTTACCGTTGAAGTCTTTCGGGGTGCTGCTGGACGAAGACTTAGTTCCATCGAGTGTCACGATCTCTGCTGTAAGATTGCACAGATCGTCGTCGTTGGCGGTGTCCGAAGAAGTGCCCTCATCAGTCTCAGTAACCTTACGGATGACAGAATCAGACGATGCAAGTCAGGACAGTGGTGGGTAGACAATCCGCAACGTGGTCTTGCAAACAACAGTGCTTGTTACACAGAGAAGCCTGACTTCCCAGCCTTTTTAGATGAGTGGAAAAGTTTATATGAGTCCTACTCAGGAGAACGAGGAATGTTCAGCAGAGTTGCAAGTCAAAAGCAAGCTGCAAAGAACGAGCGACGAGATGCTACCTATGATTTTGGAACTAATCCGTGTAGCGAGATCATCCTCCGACCCTACCAATTCTGCAATCTATCGGAGGTTGTTGTCAGGTCAACCGATAGTCTCGCAGACCTCAAACGAAAAGTACGTGTTGCGACTATCCTTGGAACTTTACAGGCTACGCTAACAGACTTCCGTTATCTGCGTAAGATATGGAAGACTAACACGGAAGAGGAAGCACTACTAGGCGTGTCGTTGACAGGCATTATGGATCACCCGTTGATGTCAGGGAGAGAGGACAATGCTAAACTTAAGAAGTGGCTTACCGCGCTGCGTGAAGAAGCTATTGCTACAAATAAAGACTGGGCTGCGCGACTTGGCATCAATCCTTCTGCTGCTATTACTGCTGTTAAGCCCTCCGGTACTGTCAGTCAGCTTGTGGATTCTGCTTCAGGGATTCACCCGCGATACGCACAGCAGTACATTCGACGCGTGAGAGCCAGCAAGAACGATCCGTTGTGTGCTGTGCTGGAGGCTGCTGGTGTGCCTGTGGAGGACGATGTTATGTCAGCCGGTACTAAGGTATTCAGCTTCGTTCAAAAGGCTCCTGACGGCGCTGTGACAGCCTCAGAGATGGGTGCTATGGAACAGCTAGAACTGTGGGAGATCTATCAGGACTACTGGTGCGAACATAAACCGTCGATGACTTGTTACTACAGGGATCACGAGTTCTTGGAAGTTGGACAGTGGCTGTACAATAAGTTCGATAAGATCAGTGGCATTTCTTTCTTACCGTACAGCGAACATGCGTATCAACAAGCACCGTATGAGCCGATAGATAAGCAGACTTATCAGAAGCTCAGAAAAGAAATCCCAACCGTTATCGACTGGGATATTCGTGAGGAGGATGACAGGACTGAAGGGTCACAGCAGTTAGCTTGTACAGGCAACAACTGCGAGCTTTAGTCTATAAGTCCTAGCTTCTCGAACAGACGCTCTCCGGTGGCTGCACGTAGCACTCTGTCTATGTTTGCAACACCGGGGACGTATGTTTGTCCTGCTCTAAGCAGAGGCGTTAGTGGCTCCGGCTCACCTGTCAACATGCGCTGACCCGTTGAAGTAATACCGCTGAGTATGTTAGACCCAACAGATAAAGGCGCTGGTTTCAACTCAACAGGCTTACCGCCAAACTCTTCAGCCCTAATGTTAACAATACCTGAACTCATGTTGGAAGCTAACTGATTCAACAAAGCACTAGAGAATCCTTCTGGTGTCAACAAGTCTTCAAGGTTTTTATCTTTAGACAAATCTAACGTTTTTCTTCCATCATCCCAAACACCCGCAAAAACACCAAACAACCCTGCGTATTTAGCAGAGTTAAGCATAGCCGTTCGTGCAGCTTCTGCTCCTTCTTTAGTGTTGAGTCCTAGACGTTGCGCTCTTGCTATGTTCAAGCCAATGTCAGTGCGAATACTGTTCATCTGCTTGTTCATATAGCTCAACATACTATACGCCATACGTCCGTTAGGATTGTCATGGAACGCTTTAGGCATCGCGCTTGCGCTGACAGGTTGCCATTTGTTTAGGGAAGAACCAGCAAAGTTTAAAACCCAAGGGTTACTGTACTGTTCATTCTTCAGCGCGTTGACTGTCGATTGAAACTCAGACTCAGTAAGCCCACGCATTCCGTCATGCTTGCGTAGCTTGTCTAAGTCTCCCTTCTTTGCAAGATCAATACCGCGCCGGATCGCGCTGTTAGTTAACATCTCTTGACCCATACGGTTAACAGTAGAGACACCGGACAGTTTATAAAGACCCTTAGTCAACGTATCCAAACCACGTACAACACCTTTATTCCAAACAAACCGCTGTCCTTCAGCGGCTTCTCTAAACGCTTTCTCACCAGCGTTTGCAAGCTCGCCCATGAACTCACGATCAAGTCCGATCTGTCTGTTAGACACCCACTTAGGGTTGTTAATACCAAACGTCTGGTTAAAGGTAGACAAGATCCCTTTCGGTATAGTTTGCATCCATGCTTTGACGCCGTTCTGGTAGAGAGGGGCAGTAATTCCTTCAGCTATGTTAAGCACAGCGTTTAGTGGATTGCCTAACAAAGTCCCCGATACCGTACGCCTGATTACCGCACCCGCTACGTTACCGCCTTTCTTCGATGCAATGAACTGAGAACGCAATCCGTTAGCTAAGTTTGCTGCAACGTCAGCACTCGCGCCTTCAGCTTTGGCTTGCTTTTCGATAGCATCAATAACAACGTCTAGCCTGCTTTCACCCTTTCCAATCTTAGGCTGTCGTATCTTGTTGACATCAACATCAAAACGTGCAATCAAAGAACGAGCAACAGAAATATCTTCTGCCATCTCCTTAACAGCTACCAACGGGTTGTGGTACTGATCTGGATTACCGACAGCGCCTTCTATTTTCTCAAGTC